CATGGGCATGACTTACTTTCCTCAAATGACTAAGTATCGCATCACCCTCGAACTCGATGTTGTCGATGATTTCGACCCGAACCAACTGGATTGGGAGAAACTTCTGAACCTCGAAGGTAAAGAAAAAGCAGAAGTTTATGTTGAGAACCTCAGCGTTCCCGATTATTATTTCTCGTGAAGTGTTTGCAATTTGAACACCCAACGGTTTTAGATGCTAAACCTGGATCACCTGGGTTTATCGTTGGTAAAAACTGGAAGGACGAAGATATGTATGCTGCCATTCCAGTAATGGGCAGCAGGCATCAACTTGCGATCATTTGGCACGGCAGTGTCATTAAGTATTGCAAGAATTATTCGTCTGCCCGTAACTTTATTAAGGCACACAGTAAAAACAACTCAGCCTTCGGATTGCTCCCATTTTTGAAATGACTTATGGAAATGACTGGACACCCTGGTAACACTCTCCGCGAACTTACCGAACTTAAAAAGACTTGGCGTCAACAAGACTTCACGTTCACTGCTGCACAACAAGAACGGTATGAACTTTTGTTGCAAATGCGCCGCTCCCATGTCAACTATTGGCGAGAGAATGGTATGATGTGGGTTGGACCATCCAATGCAGGCAAGACTCTGGAGGAAGTTTCTAACTAGTCAGCCTCCACACTGCCCCATTGGTAAGAGAGAATCGTTATGACCAAGAATCTGCACCTCGAACACCCCGAAGACCTCATTCTCACTGGTAACTTGTGGGTCATCGACGCATTGTACGATGAACCTGAACACATTTCCGTGAAGATTGACGGTGCTCCCGCTGTTGTTTGGGGTACAGATCCTTCCAATGATGAGTTCTTTGTTGGTACCAAAAGTGTATTCAACAAGCGTAAGATCAAGATTTGCTACAACGAAGCAGACTGTGATCGCCTTTACCCTGAAGCAGTTGCCACGATTCTCAAGGCAATGCTACAGTATGTGCCACGCACTGATGGCATTTATCAGGGTGACTTCATCGGGTTTGGTGGTAGCGAACTCTTCCAACCTAACACGGTTGTTTATGAGTTCCCTGAGATTATCAACGAGAAAGTTATCATTGCCCCTCACACTTATTATGAAGGTGAGACCATCAAAGATGCAGTTGCTTTCCCTCTCGTTGGTGATCTGATTAGCACCAAAGATTGTCTCTTTGTGCAACCTTTCGTTGATAAGTTGCCTGCCAAAACTAAGGCACCTTCGATTACACCCGATCACATTGGATTCCTCGATGACAAAGAGGCAGCAGAGGCAAAAGTTGCCATCAATGCCATCATTCGTGCTGGTAAGTCTCTCGATGATGCAGCACTTACTCACATCCTGGGTTGCCCTCATCTCGCTAATCTTTATCAGTTGGTGATCGAAATGAAAGAGGACTTGATGGAGTCCTTGATTGTGTACAATTCTCCTAAAGCAACACTGGGAGGGATGCCTATTTCTTGTGAGGGTTATGTTCTGACCACTCTTGACGCAATGTTCAAACTGGTCAATCGTCCTCTCTTCGCATATCACAATTTCAACTCTGGTAAGTTTCAATGACAGATAAGGAGAAGATTATTCTGGCACAGATGCAAACTCACAATTTGCTCGAACTCATCAAAGGGATGCAATACACTGGATTCTTTACATCTCACCTGTTACCAGTCAAATTTGAGTTAGAACGGCAGTTGGCACTTATGAAGGATAAATAAGATACTGGTTCTTATTCCTTCGATGTCTGAGCGTAAGAAAATCTCCGATCTTATCCAAGAAGCATACATGGATCCCGACCTCGTTGGAGGTTCATCAGTCCGCAAGACTGAGGGTGGAAGAAAGTATGCAACTCGCAGAAAGTCTCCCTCTGAGATCAAAAGGGTCAAGCATGTTGGTGGTGGTAAGACTGAACCAGTCGTGCAAAAGACACGCAAAGATGTTGGTCAAGAGCGCACAAGTAAGCAGACTCAACAACCAACACAGGAGCGTGGATCTGCTGCTCTGAGTGCAAAAGAAGCACAACGCAAAGCGTATCGTGAAAGAAAGGCAAGAGAGGCAGGGAAAGGTTCAACTAAGTCAGCGGATGAGTTGCTGAAGAAGAAGTCTCCCGAGAAGAAACCAGTCTCTCCTGATTACAAACCTGCCAAACCAACTGGGTACAGCAGAAAGGAAGCAATGTCCATTCGTGCACAAGGTGCAGCGAAACTTAGAGGCATTATGAGAGATCAAGAGAAGAAAAAGACTCCTAATGCATCACGCGGAGAGATCTCCAGAAGAGTTGAAAAGAGAATGAAAGACTGATAAAATAACCCTGTGAGCAACTGTTTGTAATGGCATCATTGACACCTGAAGATGCTGTCTGGGCAGCGGATGAGTTTATCTCATATTACACACAGTTTAATCGCATTGATGATTACTTTCGTTATGTAAAACAAAGCAGATTGGATAACTCCTCAGGCACACTCTTCGGTCCTGAGGATGACATCTTTTCTGACTTTTCTGTCCATCCCAATGACATGAAGTTCTCCGTTCATGTGGTGGATACGTCTAACAAACCTAAGAGTAAGTACACGCAGCAGATGTACTCTGAGGTTTTGAATCTGACTGCATCCAATGCAATCGAAGAAGCAATTCCTGGTCGCACATTGAAGTGGATTGTGACCGAAGATACCACTGACAAGGTAGTTGGTGTGGTGCGATTTGGATCACCCACGATTAACTCCAAACCACGGAATGATTACTTTGGTGAGGTACTCCCACTGTCACGAATTAACAAAGAGTTTGTGATGGGATTTAACATCGTTCCTGTACAACCATTTGGTTACAATTACCTGGGTGGTAAGTTATTGTGTCTGCTTGCATCGTCAACTTATTTGAAACAACAATTCGATGAGAAGTATGGCACTGATCTAAAGTATTTCGAGACCACATCGCTTTATGGATCTACCAAAGGTGTGTCAATGTATGATGGACTGAAACCATTCATTCGCCACGTTGGTGACACTGAGAGCAACTTCTTGCCTCTGTTTCATGATGATCATTTCAAGAAGATGTTCTGGTGGTTTAATGATAATGCCAACGGTGGTGAGAGACTGATCTCAGCAGATAAGTCATCAAAGAAACTCAAGATCCAAACAAAGATGATCTCCATCATTAGAAACTCATTGAAGAATGAGGATAAGTTGAAAGAGTTCAACGCAGCGATTGACCATGCTAAGTCACTCACAGAACGTAAGAGATCTTACATGGGTTTCTTGAATTATGACAAAGATGATGCAATCGAATGGTGGAGAAAGAAAGCAGCAAAAAGGTATGATAAACTATTAAAGACTGGTCAACTGAGAAAAGAACTCGAACTGTGGAATAGTTCATCCAACATCGACATTATTCGATGATTACTCAGCCTCCAGATTGCTCGATGAGTGAGACTTAACAATTATGAAATTGAATAAACTTCTGCTTGCACTTGTTGCTCCCATTATATTTGGAGCAGGAGAAGTTCAGGCAACACCAGAAGCACAAACCAAGACATGTTTTTACTCTTACAACCAAGGAAAAGTTGAAACTTCTCCTTGTACAATTAAGGTAAAACCTATGTCCCTTGACAATGGAACTCAGGGCGCATTTATGATTGTTGAGTATGAATCTGGTCGCACTGATTTTTATGGTGTCTGGGAAACAATGGATGCTCAACATACACCTCATGGAACAAAAGAGGTGATAAATGGTGAGATCGAACAAAGTGATGAGGGTGATTTAATTCTCCTCTTTGACGATCACGCTTTCTCTTGGTTGCCTCAAAATTGACATGAAGAAGTTTATTACGGGAGCAATTGCTGCTCTCTCAATTATCACTCCAACCACATCATTTGCAAATGGTACATTTGATGACCATGAAAAACTCTGGGATTCTTTACAACGAGCGGGCATCACGATTGTTGTCAACACCAAAGAAGATTGTGGTGAGAGAGATACAGATGGACGTTACTACATTCGGCGTCGTCGGTTAGCAATCTGTCAGGACAATTCAAGGGTTTTGAATGGCAAACAAGTTGAATGGACGAATAACGACCTGGATACATTACGTCACGAAGCACATCACGTTGTCCAAGATTGTGTAGGTGGAAGACTCGCTGATGGTGATTTGACTCCACTGTTTGCAAACCAAGAGGATTTCGCAAAGTTTATCTCTGTGAGTCCAATGAGTAAAGAAAGGATAGAGAGGATTCGTAATTGGTTGACTGAGAATGAAACAAATGAACGTGATGTTCATCTTGAACTTGAGGCATATCTTGTTGCAGATGGTGTAGAAGCGAGCAGCATTGCGTCCAAACTTGATAAACTTTGTAAGGCACCCAGAGTTAATTTGGACAATCACTTTAGTTTCTAATATCTACTCAGCCTCCACATTGCTCCATTGATATGAACGACACACAAACCATGGAAGTTATGGATCAACTAACTCTCCAGAGAGTTATTGATGATTTGCAGAAGGCATTTGATGTCTGTGATGGTGTAGATTATGATGCTGACATCAAAGATTACCAAAAGCAAGCACCTTTTGCTGTTGGATATTCTCGATCCGCGTTCTTTGGAGCAATCGTTGATCTCAACTGTCTGCTTGCAAAGTACAAATGATCCATTACAAAGTTATTGAATTTGGAGAGACAAACAATGAACTTTGGAATAAACCAACTGAGCATCTTAGTTTATCTCGTGCTCAACGACGTTATGCAGAATCTCTATCCGACTCTGAAACGTTGGGCGCTGTTCTTGTCGAAATTGGTCCTGAGGATTGGACTGTTAGGAACAGCAACGGTCTCGACAATTATTGCCTCAATGTGTCTCGAACTGGATTCATCTCTATCCGCAAACTTAAGTCCAATGACAGTTGGTTAGACTAATGAAACCCATGATTTACCGTTGCTGTTGTAATCTCAAGACTCGTGAGTTAGAGTGGATTTGTGATGGACTTTTTGCTCCCGCATATATCCATGCTGCGATTGCTCGCCAATCGTGTGAAAAACAATGAGTAACTTCTGGGAGAGATACTGGAAATGGAGCGATAAGATCAACGCTCCATTTTACAAACACAAGCACAGATTGCTTCTTTATGTTGCACTCTCCCAGACACTAATTGTCACAGTTGGATTACTGAATCTTTTCAGAACTGATCCCCATTCTGTATGTTATTCTC